CACCAGAGGCAGATATGCCAATGTTGATGTCAGGCAGAGCGCTTTACTTCTTCTCTCCTGATGGAATAGTTAATACCTCCACTATGAATTTAGGAACAGGTGTTGTAAGTTTATCCGATGAAGAACAAACACAAGATGATTTAACAATTGGCGAAAAACCATTAACTGAAACAGGTAAACCAAAGCCTGATGCAAAAGAAATAATGAATGAGGATGCAAGCAAATCAGTTAAAGAAATTAAGTCTTTTCTCAAATGGATACGCAAAGGAAACTTTAAGCGTTCGTTTAACTTTGAAATAGTCGAACCAGATTATGCTGAAGTTCTAAACAAGTATGTTGGAATTGGCGATGTTGAATCTGCTAGATGGTATGCGGAGAGATATTTGGGGTTGTAATGAAACCCAATAGAACGCGGCTAAAGGTACAACTAGCCACAAAACATGTCCGTTCTATTAAACTTGGCATTGAGGATATGTTCTCATCTGATGACATAGTAGATTTTTGGTTTGCTTCTAATCATCCTGTTGGCAATACAGAAACTAACGACCCTTACAAGTTAGCACCTGTATTAGCAAGGGATTGGGCAAAGATTCACATAAATTCTAAAAGTTCAGAAAAACTCTATAACGCATTAGGCAGAGTTTATGCAGATGCTTACATATTGGGTGAGGATTTAACCACCTACGAAATAGCAAAAGCAATAGGTTTAAGAAAAGCCGCACTTAATAAAGATAAGTTGCAGCGAGCCTTAAAGACTGACTGGAATGAATGGAAACCTGGTAACCGCACTGCGGCTGCTTTGGTTAAACCACCTGGTGCATTACAAAGTTTGTTAGACCAAAGAAGAATAGTTATTCAGGGTCTAACTAATACAACCTTAAGTCGAATCGGTACAGTTTTGGCTTACGGTTTAGATCAAGGTAGTACAAAAAACGATATTGCTAATGATATTTCATCAATAATTGATGATAATGAAAGAGCATTTACTATTGCTGGTACAGAAATGAGCCGAGCAGTAGTTGAAGCAAGTAAAGAACTTTATGCCGATAGTGGTGTAGAAAAGATAGAATACCTAGTCGCAGACCCTTGCGATGAATGTCAAGAAAACTATGATGCTTCTCCAATTGATATTGGCGAGCAATTCCCTAACGGTGATCCCCCAGTTCACCCAAATTGTATGTGCGATATTGCACCTTATGTTGTAGATACCCAAGGCTTGTTTGGAGAAGATAATGGCTGATAATACAGATTACGAAAGTATTAACACAGGTGGCGAAAGTTCAGAACCGTCTGACAAAGATTTATACAGTAGGGTAAAAACCGAAGCAAAACAAAAATTTGATGTTTACCCTTCAGCAGTTGCAAATGCTTGGGTAGTTCGTGAATACAAAAAACGCGGTGGAACTTATCGCAAAAAAGAAAACAAAAAAAAGGATAAATCAATTATGAGCGAAATGACAAATATCTATGCCGATATTCTTAAAATGGATGATAATGGTGATGGCACATTAACCGTTTACGGAAAGGCAACTGATAGCGGATTAGATATTGACCAACAGATTTGTGATCCTGTATGGCTTGATACCGCTATGCCAGAATGGTTTATGTCAGGTGGCAACATCCGCGAACAACACAGCAATATTGCTGCTGGTGTGGCTAAGGAATACGAAGCAAAAGCAGATGGACATTACATCAGCGCTTTAGTAGTTGATCCTGTTTCAGTTAAGAAAGTTCAAAATCGCGTACTAAGAGGTTTCAGCATCGGTATTAAATCACCGCGTGTTGTTAAAGATACAAAGGCAGTAAATGGTCGAATCATTGATGGACAGATCGTAGAGGTCAGTCTTGTTGATAGACCAGCAAACCCAAGTTGCCAATTAGTTTTGGCAAAATCAATTAATGGTGAGAAAACACTAACGAAAGTAGAGGAACTCTTGGAAACCAACATAGAAAAAGAAATAGCGGGAGAGCCAATGGCTATGAGTGGTGAAACCAAGACCATTCCTTCACGCGATGAAATGATTAGTCGTTACGCATCTGCTCGCAAAGCGGTAGATGAGTTAATGATGGAGTGCAAGTCGTACGGATATGATGACATTGACAAACAATATGGCGAATCAGCAGAAGAAGAATCTGTTGAAGGGCCAGCAGGAAGCGGAGCCGAACACGAATTAGGCGAAGTTAAAAAAGAACTTGTAGATCAAGATGGTGGCGAAACAGATTTAGCCGCTACACCATCAACTCATAAATGTTTAGAATGTGGCTGCAATACACCACAATTAACACATGGTCTAACACAAGTAGAAGTAACTGGCGGAACACCAAACAACGAAATAGCAAATGTATCAACTGCTGTTATGTTTTCCCCAGATCAGACACCAAAGAGTGCTGAACCCGATGAGAATTCTGTTGAAGAAACATCAACAGATAAACCCCTGCTCGCTGATGTTGATTTAACCGACATCGTTGAGAAAGCCGTAAAGAGTGCTATGAAATCGGTAGAAGCCGAGGTCGCATTGTTAAAATCTGCAAAAGAGGCAGTAGAGAACAAAGCAATTTCACTTGAAACTGAATTAGCAACGGCAAAATCTCTCGCAATAGGTGGTGGCCCTAAACGGACAACCATAGCGACAGGTGCTAACAAAACAAATGAATGGAAAGCCAAAGCAGATTTATATTATGCAAAGGCCTCCTCAACAACCGATCAGATTCTTGCTAAAGGCTATCGCGACATGGCAAAAGATTTCCTAGCCAAGTTAGATGCTGAAGCAGAATCTAAATAACTCTTTACAGGAGAAATAAATAAATGGAAAACTTAAAAGTTAAGGATTTGTTTGACGAATCCAACCCTAAAGTTGCCGCAGAGCGCCACGAAGAATATCTTGGAGAATTAAGCAAGTCGCTTTCTTCACCACGATCATTCATAAACGGCGAAATGAGCCAAGACCCAGTACACATGTTGGAATCACTTGTTGCTAACAAGTCACTAACACCTGATGCTCTTGCTTCATTACAAACTGCGCTAACTACTCAACGCGGTGTTACAGGTGAAATCAACAAAGAAATCACCCTAACAAGTCCGCTATCAACATCATTTGCTGCTTTCGATTTGGAAGCACCAGCAAAGATGCTTACACCTCGCCCAACCCCACTTCGTAACAAAATTCCTCGTAAAAAGGGAATTGGTACTTCACGCCGCGTTAAGCGTATTACTGCTTACACAGGTACAGGTACAGGAGTAGGTAACCTATGGCCAGGTATTACTGAAACAACACAAAATGACTTTGCTCCAGGAGCAGTCACCCCGCTTAAGTTAGAGCGCGGCCCTCAGATTTCTTACATCGCTGATGATCTTGTGTTGCCTTACAATTCTTACTCACTATCTGATCAGGTTTCATTTGATGCAAACTTCTCAGGTTTGGGTTACCAAGACCTACGCCAACTTTCTTCAACTTCAACACTTTATGCAACAATGTTGATGGAAGAAAGAATGTTCCTTTATGCTCGCGGTACTGCATCACCTTATTCTGGTGCGCTTGCTGCTCCAACTGTCACAGGCACAGTTCGTGACAAAACTGGCTCAGAAGTAAACATTACAACCGTAACAGGTGGACATATTTACTTATATGTAACCGCTTCTGCTGGTTCATTTGGTGAATCTGTTTCTTCAACTCCAGTTGATGTAACAGTTGCTAACAACGCAAAGGTAGTAGATGTAAATGTAACTGTTCCTTCAACAGGTGCAGTTGGTTACAATGTGTATGTTGCGACAGGAGCATCAGACCCAGGTCGGGCTGCTGCATTCTATGTTGGAACAACACCTACTTCTGGAACTGCTGCTTTCACAATTTCAGGCGTACTTGCTACATCTGGAAATGTACCACCAGCATCACAGACTTCTGCTTATTCAACAGGATACGATGGAATTATTCCTACCGTTCTTGGTGCTAACACAGGTTACAACAACAACATCAACAGTCTATTTAGCACCAGCAACCCTGGCGTTGAATACCAAACTGTATTTTACAATTTGTACAACAATGTTAAGGCTGACCCAGATGAGATTCTCATCAATGGTGCAGATCGTAAGCAATTGTCTGATGCCATCAAGAATGGCTCAACCGCTAACTACCGTATTAACCTACAACAAAATGATGTAGGCGATTATGTTGGTGGTATTACAATTGGTGCGCTTAACAACGAAATTACAGGTAAGATGGTTCCAATTACTGTTCACCCTTGGTTACAACAGGGTGTATCACCAGTTCTATCTTATACACTTCCAATCCCTGATACAGAAGTATCAGATGTTTGGGCAGCAATCAATGTTCAGGATTACATGGGTATTCAATGGCCAGTAGTTCAGTTCACTTACGACTTCTCAACATATTTCCGAGGAACTTTCTTCTGCTATGCGCCAGCATGGAATGGAGCAGTTTCAGGAATCAAAAACGCGTAATAAGTAATTAAAACGATAAGGGTGTGTCACAAAAAGGCACACCCTTATTTATTAGGAGGGTAATATGTCAAGAATAATTCCACCACAAGGTTTAAGGGAAATATCAGTAGAAACAAAAAGAGGCACAAAAGTAATTCGGGCGGGCAAAGACGGTTTATTTAATGTAGAAAACCCAAAGTTGGCAAAACAATTAAAAAAAGAAGGCTTAGGCGAAGCAGGATTAAACGGATACAGCACTACTGGCGGATTCCCATGTACAAGTTGCGGATTCGGCAGTTGGTTTAAGAAATGTTCGCGGTGCGGGCATGATAACGAACGAATAGAGATGGATGGATCAAGTGTCACAAGCGATTAACCCAACAACTCAACAGTTCTCAACGCCTTATTTAACTTTAGAGGAGTACAAAAATGCACCTACTGCCATTGATATTGATAATTTGGTATTTAATTCACAAGACCCATTAGCGCAAGATAACGAACTCAGTAATGTTATTGCTCGCGCTTCTTCATGGGTAGATACTTATTGCAATCAAGTACTAGGTGCTACACAAGAAACTGAAACTCAAAGAGCGCGTATTAGCGCAGATGGCTATATTAAATTTCACCCACGATATAACCCTGTTATTGCATTAACTGATTTATGGTTTGGCAACCCATCAACTAATCTTATTCAAGCGCAAAATGTACAAAGTGCGTGGCTTGAAAACCAACAAGTTCTCTACCCTTACGCTTTTCAAAGTTCTCTTTATACTTCCCAAGGCCCATTACAGTTTGGAATGCCTACCACATCTGATAATTTAGTTTATTTGAAATATACTTATGTAAATGGTTATGCTAATACTTTAATTGCAAGCGCAGTTGAGGCAGAATCAAGCCTTACAGTTGTTAATGGAATAGGTATTACCGCAGGATTGCAACTTAAAATTTATGATGGCATTTATAGTGAAAATGTAACCGTTGATGATACTTATGTATTTGGTACCACTACGGTACCATTGACAAGACCTTTATTTTATTCTCACAATGCAGGTGCATCAATTTCAGCATTACCACCAGCAATTAAAGAAGCAACAATCCTTGCTACAACAGGAATGCTTAAAATTCGCGGAGATGCTTCAATGACTATGGCTATCGGTACTCAACCAGGTAGCGCAAGCGCACCTAATGTGTCGCAAAATATTGGTACTGATATGGCTATGGCGATGGATTTATTGAAACCATACCGCAGGATTAGATAATGTCACGCTCCACCGTTCGAGAAGCGGTGCGAAACTGGATCGCAACTGCACAAATAAATACTTTGAATCAAACTTTATCTTCTTTTCCAAAGCGTATAAATTTTCAAGTAAATGCTTTTCCAGGACAAAATTCACGCGCAGCAGCCGTAGTCTTTATTGAAAGCGAACAAGAAATGCGTATTGCTATTGGTGGAGTTGCACCAATGAATACAGGTGGCGCTGGTAAAGGTTGGAAGCGCGTTGATTATGGAATTGCTCTACAAGTATTCCACCATTCACTTCAGAGAAATGCTGAAGATGCTATGGCGGATTTTGACTGCTTAGTAGATGCGATAAAAGAAAGATTAAGGGCGGGTCAGCATACTCTTGGAGTAGAAAACCCAAACATAATCTGGCAAGCAGCAGAACCAGGAATAGATGTCCAATATGGTGAACCACTAACTAACGAAGGTGGAGCAACAGAAACTTGGGCTGCTATCCGTTTCACAGTAACAGAAATGATTGAATCATAGGAGAATCCATGGCCCGTTATACATACAACGGTGAAGGAAATAGAACATTTCCAACACTAGGTATTACCGTCAAAAAGGGTGAATCATTTGATGGCCCAGAAGGATTAAGGGCTAGAGGATTATCTCTTGCTCAATCTGCGCCTAAAGCCGCACCTGCGGTATCAGAAGCACCAAAAGAAGCGGTAAAAGAAAAAGTAAAAGAAATAATTAAAGAAGACAAACCGTCAGCCTCGACTGACATTACAGCAGGAGCGTGAAATAAATGGCATCAGCAAAACCATCAGTCCGCAGTTATGTGGGTATCGCCAAAGAAGCAACACCAGGTACACCAGTAGCAGCAACAGATTTTATTCCTTTAATGAAAGATTCATTAAAGCCAGTAGATATTATCGCACCACTCTATGACACAGGGTTACGCGGTTCAATGGCTACTAATTACAATTACATTCAAGGTCGCCGTCATACGGAAATTGATCTTGGTGGCCCAGTATTCGCTGACACAGTTGGATATTGGTTGGGCGGAATTATGGGATCAGTAGTTACTACTGGCGGTTCTGCACCTTATACACACACAATTACATTAAAGAACGCAACTGGTATCGGCGCAGATGCACAACCTACATCTTTTACATTAGAAGATATGTATGTTGCTGAAAATCGCTTTTACCCAGGATGCAAAGTAACTAACTTTGTTCTTACATTTAATTCAGAAGGTATGTTGGAATATACCGCTAAGTTAATGGGTTGGCCATCAGAAACTACTTCTGTTGCTACTCCAACATTTAGCGATGTAGTTCCTACTCCAGTATGGCGTGGCGAAGTATCAATAGGTGGCGATGTTATTGGTTATACAACCAATGGAACCGTTACTTGCACACGCGCAGCCGAAGCAATCTTTGGAATTAATACTGCGCAAGGCCCATACGAAATTTTTGTAGGTGCTTTAGATGCTACTGGTAACTTTACTTTTGTTATGGAAAATGACGATCAACTTCTTAATTTCCTTGACAATACTCAACCTGAATTAATTATCACTTTCACTCAAGGTGCTGGTGCTACACAAACAAGCATTGTATTTCATGTTGGAAAAGGTGCTTATACAACCGCAGCAATTGATCGTTCAGCCGACCATGTTGCAATTACAGTTGATTTTTCAGCAATTGCTACAACTGGTGATGCTGGTACAACTGGCGGATATAGCCCAATTACTTGGGTGCTAGAGAATGCTGTTCCTACTGGTACTTATCAGTAATTAACGGCGCAGAACGGTAAGTGGGGATTTGTTGTAGTGGTAATACCGCCTTCCTATTATCACTCCAGCCCCACTTACCCTATAATTAGCGAAGGCAAACTAGGGAAGGAAAATTATGTCAGAAAAGAAAAAGGTAGAATTACCTTCAGGCGGTTGGGCAACATTCAAGGATGCTTCAACTTTAAGAGTTAAAGACCGTAAGAAAGTATTGCGTAATGCAAACGCCGAAGAAGGCTTAATGCAAGCATTATCTATCGTTGATGGATTAATTGCTGTTCTTGTTGAAGAATGGTCATTTGAAATGTTAATTCCAGCATTAAAGATAATTAATTTAGAAGAATTAACAATGGCTGATTACGATGCGTTAGCCGAAGAAGCGGGCAAAGCCCAAAAAGTATTATTTCCATCATTAGCCAGCACAGAAGAAACCGAGGCTGATGTTGAAAGCCCTTTCGAAAACTCCAACG